TCATACATTGAAGCTCCACCATTTGCAGTCTTAATCGAGCCGTATAAACTCGTTGTCTCAAATAAGCAGAACTCTGTATCGTACTTATCATTTAACATTCTACGAGTTGCATGAGAACAACAGATGGCTGCAAGTAATTTACCACCAAGACAATTAAATCCAAATGGTTGTGCAGGGACAATATTAAACCCCATGATGGCACGTTTATTAAATATGTCTAAGTCTGGAACACCACCAAGAGAATCATTACGAGGTTTACTATTAATTAATGGACTACCATATCGAATGAAACCTACAATAGTGTTAGTAGTTTTTTCTTTAACTACAACCTTTAATGTTTTGCCTGGATTTTCATCAGGAGAGAATGAAGCAGTCTTCTCAATCAAAGTGTCAAATACTTCGCCTGGCACCTTTACAACTTCAAAGTCCATATCTTCTGGATGCATATCAAAATCTTGAAACAGATCATCCTCAATACTCATGCCTGGCAAACCAGCTGGCATATCCTTTACTCGTTCAATCTTTCTCGCACGAAAATAATCATCAATACGATTAAAATCTTTGAAGTAAGTCATTACTTTATGAGCAACATGAAACGTATCTTGTTTATCTAGTATCAAAAGAAATCCTCTAACGTACCTTGTGTGCCATAACTACTGTCGATCAACCAATTAATCTTCTCTGTAATAACCTGTAGAGGTTGAATAAAACTCTTATTGAATTGTTCATCATAGTCTATATTATTAAAAATGTCAAGTTCCTTTGGAAATTCTGCTGGAAAAGAAAATGCAGATGCAGTATAGATGTTTGGTTGTTTAAGGTTAATAAACTTAATCTTGTCACCTTCTTGAATAAAAGGATACTTGTTTCCTAATTTGTTTTTCTTAATCAGGTGATTATAAAGTATGGCTCCCTTAACATGAATAGGAGCTCCCTTTGCAAATAGAGATGATTCACCAGCAAACTTTTTTACACCGTTACAACTTCTAGGAAATGCAATTTCTTCTGGTGGCAACTTCATAAACTCCTCACGAAACTCTTGTATAAAGGTATTTAGCATTTTCTCATTCCCTGTCATTAGAATGTTCATTGCACCCTTAATTTTATCTCGACAAGGAGCAGGAGTTGAACTCTTTACAGCTTCAATACCCATCATCTTGAGTTTAGGTTCTTTGTATTTTACACCTTCGATATCCCAGCAGTTGAGAATGTATCTTTTCTTTGCAGTCCAGATACCCTTATCTGCAATCACTTCTCGTTTCATGACCATCTTCTGGTCATACGCATTTACAACTTTAGCAAGAGCCTGATAAGATTTATCAATAAATGGTTCAATTTTATCAGTGGCAATTTTATCCAGAAAATTAACGATGGTTTCTGTAGATGGATTTCTATCTTTAAAAGATTTAGATACAAGTGTATCAAAAGTGATGTATACAGAGTCCGTATCTGACGCAATAACGTAATCTTCTTTTTCAGTTCCAATAATCTTGTTAAGATAAATGTTAAGAGCCTTCTCAATCCATCGTATAGATAACTGACCGCTAGTTGTAATTCCCTCAGCGTTCCTAAGATCAAAATAACGAAACCAATTATTCCCAATAGCACCATACGCACTATTAAGGGATATCTTCTTGGCGAGTTGAATATTTTCATACCTTGAGATATCTTTGAGATACTTTTTGTCTTTAGTATTCTCATAGTCTTGTTTAGCCTCAAGCATAAGTTTCTTATATTTTGTACGATCATTGTAAATGCTCTCCATTAACTCTGGAAGAAAACCACGTTTATCCTTTCTAAAAAATGCACCATTAGGCGTCATACAATAGTTTGTAGTGTTTCTTATCTTACCATCAAGAATCTTATCAACCATGTTATCAGGCACTTCTTCATTAGATGGAACAAGTGTCTCTGGTGAAATATTGTACTGCATAATAAGATGAGGATATAGACTATTTAAATCAAATGACATAACCCACTTATGCATACCTACTTGTGGGTCTTTTACATAAGCACCTTCAAACTTTTCAACCTTTTTTGCATCTTTCTTTTGAGGTATAACAATGTTTCTTTCTTTGAGATAGTTATGTATAAGAACATCCCAATATCGAACAGTGCCAAGAACATCTACAAAATTAACTTTTGCATCATATGCCATTGTAAGACATAGTTCAATCAACCTCATCTTATCTTCTAGCTTATCAACAATCTCAACGTCTTGAATGTTGTATTCAATGAACGATTGATAGTCTTTTGTATACCAATCCTTAAATGTATTATAAGGATTACCAGTTTTCTTTTCCCCTAGTTCTACACTTGCAATATGATCCAGACGATAGGACTCTTGAGCAGTATACGTAAACTTTCGATATAGATCAAAGTAGTCAAGTCCAGCAACACCTTGTATTGCATACACTTGATGGTTTCTACCCATCTTGTATATGTCTTTAGGATAAACAATACCCCAAGGAGATAGACGTTTTAAATCATCTTCACCAAACAGTTTCTTAATACGATTACAGAGATAGGGAATATCAAAGAACTCTGTGTTCCAGCCTGTAATGATATCGGGTTGATGTTTCTCCCAAAATACTAGAAACTCTTTGAGTAGATGCACTTCACTTTCACAATGAATATAAGTAACATCATCACGATTCGTAGTAAATTCATGAAGTCCAAAAACAACAATTCTTTTACTTTGATGATTTTTAATTGTAATGGAAAGCATCTCCTCTTCTGCTTCTTTTGCAGAGGGAAATCCATTCTCACATTGTACTTCAATATCCACTGTGACAATGAGTATATTATTCAAGTCCCAATCAACTTGATTTTTATATGTATCAGATAGATAATTGTAAGCAAACTGTGTGTTACCATATACTAACTCAGGTTGCGACTTATTACTCTCAACCCAATCCTTGGCCTTTTTGATTGAATCAAATTCTATAGGCAATACAGGAACACCATCTAATGTTTTATATCCTGTTTCTTGATTTACAGGAGAAAATAAAGTTGGACGGTATCTTATTTTAAAGTTTTGTCGTTCACCGTTTACAACAGCACGAACAAAGATTTGATTGCCTCTTTGAAGAGCATTTGTATAGAAATTCATATAAAGACTATAACACCTTTGGGATTAATTGTCAAGGGTAAATTTAGTTGTAACGATATATTTTCTTTGAGGATTTACCATGACATTTAGCCTTCGCATAACATCACGATTTAATAATACTGGACTCCTATCCTCTCTATCATCCAATAAAAACTCAATATTTTTATAAGAAGAACCAGCAAAATCAAAATCTAACAAAACAGCATATCTTTCTTCTGAATAATCATTTAAACCACCAACATCAACTTTTGCCACTCTTTGAATTTTACTTGTAATGGTCTTATCATTATAAGTCCAAGTGACATTTTTTCCTTTTACCTCAAGTTTGTCTGTATGTATAGTTGATGCAGATGCTCCATTACCAGTATCAAACTTAGCAACAACATCACCAAAAGGTTTAATATTAACAATCTCAAAATAACCACATTGAGTCGGAACTGCATACCTATTATCTGGATTAGAGTAAAAATCAATAACTTGTTTAACGACATTTTTACCAGTTGCCTTTTCAATTCCCTCTGTGCCTGGCGAATGATTTACTTCTAGAATATATGGTGGTTTTGTTTTAGGATTTTTAGAGGGGATGAAGTCTACAGCAGTCCAAGAGCCATCAATTGCCTTTGCAGCCAATAGACATTGTTCTATCTCTAACTCTGTTAACTCATACTCTTTAACTTTTGCGCCTTGTGAAACATTTGATCTAAAATCACCTTCTACAACATCTCGTTTCATAGAAGCAATAACCTTACCACCTAAAACTATAACTCGTATATCACCATCAGTTTTAATGTATTCTTGAATTAGTAAATCTACATCATCGTTTTGACTGTAAAGTAATTGCACTAAAGATTCTATTTGTCGTTCAGATTCAATAAAAAGAACACCTACACCCTTAGAACCTTCTAAAGTTTTCATGATAATTGGAAATTTACTATCTAATGATTCTAAAGCTTGTTTCCATGTGTCAGCATTAGGAATAAGAACTGTTTTAGGCTGTGTTAATCCGTAGTCTTGTAATTTAAGATATGTCCTATATTTGTCAGAAGATATGGAAACTGTCTCTCGACTGTTTACCATACAAACACCAATTTTTTCTAATTGAGTAAGTAGGTCTAGATAACTCTTTTTCAGGCGAACAGAGCCTCGCACGATTGCCACAGTATCGCTGTTAATTTCAAATCCATCTTTATCATCGGCATTGAAAATTTTATAACCATTATCATAAGTAATAATAGCACCTTCAACTTTTACAACGTAGACCTCATGACCAGACTTCTTTGCTTCATCTACTATCCTTTGGGCAGTGTGAAATAATTTATTATTATCTGGTTCAGCAGATATAACAACAACTTTATATTTCTCGTCTTTTTGTTCTGTAATAAAGGACTTGAACTGTTCCATTAGGCCTCTTTCTTTTTACCAATGTTGTACTTAGTCTCTAATGTCCACTCATTTTTTTAACG